TGTAATGGCTAATACTGAAGTGATTCATAATAACGCATATGAAAGACTTCTTACGGTGCTTGATATGGAAGATGTGTTTGAAGAAAATTTAAAACTAGACTTTATTCAAGGTCGTGTTAACTACTTACGCAAATACACACACAAATTTTATAAGAGCTCTAAGAAACAGTATTTGTATGCCCTCACACTTTTCACACTGTTTGTAGAAAACGTATCTCTCTTCTCTCAGTTTTATATTATTAACTGGTTTGCACGTTATAAGAATGTGCTAAAAGACACTGATCAACAAGTTAAGTACACACGAAACGAGGAGAATATACACGCTCTTGTTGGCATGAAAATCATTAACACGATTCGTGAAGAAAGCCCTGAATTATTTGATGAAGAGCTAGAAGAAAGAATTCGAGGAGAGGCCGTAGACGCATTTACAGCCGAAAGTAAAATAGTTGATTGGATGATTAATGGAATTGATGAGCCAGGATTAAACGCCACTATTGTTAAAGAGTTTATTAAAAACCGTATTAACTCTTCTTTAGATCAAATTGGTTTCGAACCCGTATTTGAAGTAGATGACACTCTTTTAGAATCGACTATGTGGTTTGAAGAGGAGCTTCTTGGAAATAACATGACTGATTTTTTCCACTCACGCCCTGTTGAGTATTCGAAGAAAAGTCAGTCTTTTGACGAGGACGATCTCTTTTGATTTTAAATTTTTTGCTATTATAATATTATGAATGACATTTATTGGTTAAACAAAGACAGTCGGCAGTTCCTTGAAAGGGGCTATCTACTTCCTGGTGAAAGTCCAGAACAGCGCATTATTGACATTGCGAATAAAGCCCAAGAATATCTTGGTGATGATAGTTGGGCTGAAAAGTTTATTGACTATATGCACAAAGGATTCTATTCCTTATCATCTCCTATTTGGTCTAACTTTGGGAGAGATAGAGGTTTGCCGATCTCTTGTTTTGGATCTTATATTCCAGATGATATGGAGAAGATTCTTGGTAAGATTGCTGAGGTTGGAACTATGTCTAAAGTCGGCGGAGGAACTTCTGCGTATTTTGGCGATGTACGTTGTAGAGGAGCAGAAATTTCTAGCGGAGGAAGTGCTACTGGAGTTCATCACCAGTTAACAGTATTTGATTCTTTAACAAATTACATTTCACAAAGCAATGTCCGACGAGGATCATTTGCGGCTTATTTGCCGATTGACCATGGCGACATTGAAGAGTTTTTAGGAATTAGAGGTGAAGGAAATGCTATTCAAGATCTTTCTATTGGTGTTACTATCAGTGACGAATGGATGAAAGAAATGGTTGCAGGTGATAAAAAGAAAAGATCTATATGGGGTAAGGTTATTAAGAAGCGTTATGAGTCTGGGTATCCTTACATATTCTTTTCTGATAACGCTAATAACGCCGCTCCGGAAGTTTACAAAGATAAAGGTAAACGTATTCACGCTTCAAATTTGTGCACTGAAATATTTTTATCCGCAGAAGAAGACGAGTCATTTGTGTGTGATCTATCTTCTCTTAATCTTGCTAAGTGGTCAGAAATTGTTGAAACCGACGCTATTGAAACATTGACACAGTTCCTTGATGCTGTTATGACTGAGTTTATTAACAAAACTCGTGGAGTTAAAAATTTAGAATCACCACATAAGTTTGCTATGACTCAAAGAGCTCTTGGTATAGGCGTACTAGGTTGGCATTCATACTTACAACAGGAAAGTATTGCTTTTGAGTCCATGGAAGCTAAGCTCCAAAACTCTCTTATTTTTAAGACTATTCAAGAGAGGACAACTGCAGCTTCTAAAGAAATGGCTATTGAATATGGTGTACCATCTCTTATGGAAGGTTATGGTTTACGTAATAGTTGCTTAGTAGCTATTGCTCCTACCACAAGCAGCTCTTTTATTCTAGGTCAAATTAGTCCTTCAATCGAACCTCTTAATAGTAATTACTTTACAAAAGATCTTGCTAAAGGCAAGTTTACCTACAAAAACCCAGAGCTTACTAAAGTTCTAATTAGCTACGATAAAAACGATAACTCTACTTGGAGAAGCATATTGCAAAAAGGTGGTTCTGTACAGCATTTGAAATTCCTCTCTGACCACGAAAAAGAAGTATTTAAAAACTTCGGTGAAATATCTCAGAAAGAAATTCTTATCCAAGCAGCACAACGCCAAAAATACATTGATCAAGGGCAGTCTATTAACATGATGGTTCCACCTTCGACTAAACCTAAAGAAGTTAACGAACTACTTGTATGGGCATGGGAAAACGGGATTAAGTCATTGTATTATCAGCGTAGCGCAAACCCTGCTCAAGAGCTTGCACGCTCACTAAACGAATGCACTACGTGTGAATCATGACAAAAGAACAAGTTAATTGCCAAAGCTGCTCTGCAGATTATTATATTATGTGGAGTGATGATTTAGAAGACGATTACGGAAACCAAGTAGTTCCTGAGTACTGTCCTTTTTGCGGATCAAGTCATATTTGTGTTGAAGAAGAATATTTACTTGAAGAAGACTAATGTACACATACAAAATTAAAGAAATCACAAAGGTAGTTGACGGAGACACAGTCGATGTTATTATTGACTTAGGCTTTGGTATAACTAAAAAAGAACGCGTACGAATTGCTGCAATTGACGCTCCTGAGTCACGGACCCGTGACCTATACGAAAAAAAGCTAGGATTAGAAGCAAAACACTGGCTAAAAAAACACGTTGAATACTGTGATAGTGTTATTATTAAAACTGAAAAGGAAGGCAAATACGGCCGTATTTTAGGTTGGTTATACACAGATGAATTCAGCATTTCTTTGAATGAAGTAATGGTAGAAAAAGGTTATGCTTGGGTATATGATGGAGGAAAGAAAGAAAAGGATTATGACGAGTTAAAAGAAAAAAGAATTGCAGATGGATCGTGGATTAAATAGCTGTTTTGTATAAATAGAATTGAGTATGTGTGTAGTAGCGGTAAAATATATGAATGGTTACGGCTGGATCGGTGCAAAAAACCGTGACCGTAATTATAAAACAGATGTTGTAATTACACAATCTAATCGTCACGGTTTACAACGCTTATACATTGATGACAAACTAAGTAGATGGAGCGAAGGAGTCAATGAACATGGGTTAGCAATTATATCTGCGTCCTTTTCTGTTAAAAGCGACGAAAAGGAAGGCGATAAGATTATTTTAAAAAGAAAAAATAAGCGAGACAATATTGGATATTATTCTCCTGACGGAAGGGCAATTAGAAAAGCTCTTTTGGCCAAAACACCTAAGGAAGCTTTAGATCTACTTGTTGAACTTAAATTGGCTGGTGCTACATATGTCTTTAATGAAAAAGATTGTTATGTTCTTGAGGGAGGATTTACTGTAAGAAAAGATGATGCTACTAAAGAAAATCCAAGAGAGTACAAATACGTTATAAGCAAAATTTCAAAAGACGAACCGTGTTCGTGTAGAACAAACCACGGTATTACAATGAAGGAACTTGGGTATCATAAAAACCCAACCGATGAACGTTTAGTTAAAGCCCGTGAAAGTAGCGAAAAACGTTTAGAATACGCAAGGAAGTTTGCGTCAGCTGATATTTCAGAACCAGGAGAACTCATTGATCAAATCGCAAAATGTCCTGATAAAGACGTTTTCATGAATCCAATGAGAACAGGCAATATTAAAAAAGGTGAGATGGTGACAACTGGACAATTGTTGATTGTACCAAAGGAAAGAACACTTCATTATAGACCAATATACTCTTCAGTTTCTTTTGATTACGACCGCTTAAGTGGTCCTGAAGCAAAAACTTTTTTTGAAATTATTTCATCCCGTAAGCTCTTATCCTTTAAAGAGTTCGCGCATAAATAACTTTATGTGGATTTATAACGGAGAGGAATTTACCTCTGAAATGATCGAATCATACCATGGATTTGTGTATGAAGTAACCGATACTCATAATAAAATGAAGTATATTGGTAAGAAAAAGTTTTGGTCTAAAGTCACCCGCCCTCCTCTTAAAGGCAGAAAAAACAAAAGGAGATCTATAAAAGAGTCGGATTGGCAAAAGTATTATGGTTCGAATGAAGAAGTAAAGACACTAGTAGAGGAGTTTGGACCTAGCAGATTTGAAAGAACCATACTAAAATTGTGTGTTTCTCCAGGGCAAATGACATATTTCGAAATGAAAGAGCAAATTGACAGAGAAGTGCTTTTTAAGCCAAATGAGTACTATAATGCCTTTATTGGCGGTAAAATCCATAGAAAACACGTTTTTAAGGAAAAATAGTATTTACAATGGTTAGTTTTTATGGTAGAATATATCCATAACAAACAGAAAACTATGATTATTGTTGACTACTCAGGAATTGCAATTGCGGCTATTTTTTCTCAAGATAGACCGGAAGAAATTGAAGAAAGCCTTATTAGGCACATGATTCTAAATCGTATTAGAATGTATAATACTAAGTTCCGTGAAAAATACGGAGAAATGGTAATTGCTTGTGACAGCTCGTCCTGGCGTAAAGAAACATATCCGCAATACAAAGCTAAGCGCAAGACCAGCAGGGATGAATCACCATTAGATTGGGGCCATTTCTTTACGCTAATTAATAGTATACGAGACGAAATCAAAGAACACACACATTATCCTGTGGTTCAAGCAGATCGAGCAGAAGCTGATGATGTCATCGCAGCACTGGTTGAATCAACACAGGAGTTTGGCAAATCAGAGCCTGTTATGATTGTGTCTTCTGATAAAGATTTCTTTCAACTTCAACGCTATTCTAACGTTAAGCAGTTTAGCCCAATGAAACGTGATTTCGCTAATGTAGATGATGCTGCATTTTATAAATTCGATCATGTGTGTCGAGGTGACAGCAGTGATGGTGTTCCAAATGTTTTAAGCGTAGACGATAGTTTTACAGAAGGAATTCGTCAAAAACCTATGCGAGCCAAAAAAATTCAAGAGTGGTATACTGCTAAAAATGATTCTGAACTAATGGACATGATGGGCCAAGAAACATACCGCAATTATTGCCGCAATAAATCTGTTATCGATTTAGACTGTATTCCTGAAGATATTGTACAAGATATTAACGATAAATATAATCTACAGAGAAATAAAGATAAAGGAAAGGTTCTTCCTTACTTAATTGAAAAGCGTTGTAGTATGTTAGTCAGTTCTGTAGAAGACTTTTTCCCACCAAAATACGAATCAAGTTACATTTAAAATTATGCAAAAATATATTTATGAGGTGTTTGAAGAAGTATGCAAACTAGAAAATCGAGATGATAGAATAGCATGCTTAAAGAAAAACGAATTCAAACAATTAAAAACTGTTCTTCAACTTTGTTATAACGACAATATTGAATTAGACTTACCTAAAGGTAGACCACCTTTTGAAGAATGTCCTGAAGGTAAGGAACCATCTTCTTTTAACAGCGCATTTAGTTCAATACACATGTGTGTTGTTAAAAATAATGTTTTAAGAATAAAAAAGGAAAAAATCTTTATTGGCATTTTAGAACAATTGTGTAAAAATGATGCACATATTCTTTGCGCAGCTAAAGATGGTACAATCACGACACTTGAAAACAAAAAATATTCGAAAATCACAAAAAGCTTAGTACAAGCTGCATTTCCTAATATTTTATAGTGTACAATATGCTCACATTGTGATAGAATACTTCTGTAATGAATGTATTTGTTTTAGATAATGACCCTACCACCGCAGCTCAACAGCACTGCGACAAGCATGTCGTAAAAATGATTATTGAGTCTGCTCAAATGCTATCAACTGCTCATCGCATGTGTGATGGAAAACCAGAACGTAGACCATCAAGTTCAGGTAAAACGATGCAACAGTATTATGTTTTACCTGACGAACGCGAAAATATTCTTTACAAAGCAGTTCACAAATATCACCCATGTACAGTATGGACAATGGAAACCATTCAAAACTATCGGTGGCATTGGCAGTTATTCAACGCTCTTTGCGACGAGTATAAGTATAGATATGGCAGAGTTCATAAGACCGATGAAGTACTCCGCGATGAACTTTACTGGGGTCCGGCAAACATTGCTGATTCTAAAAAAACAAAATTTCCATTAGCTATGAAATCAAACCCCGAATGCATGTTCGATGATCCTGTCAAATCATATCGAGAATTTTACAAAACAAAACAAGACAGATTCAAAATGGTGTGGACAAACCGCGAAACACCAAACTGGTTTAAATAATTATGACATACGAATATATTTGCGATAAATGCAAAAACCGATGGGACGAGTCTCATCCTATGAAAGATCGCGATCTCCCTGTAGGAAAAAAATCTCCGTGTTGCGAAGATGGAATTGTTAAAATGGCTATCACCGCTCCAGGTCTAAACTTTGATGGAGCCATTTCACCAATCCGAAGAGCAGGAACTGGATGGAATGACGTCCTAAAAGGAATTAAAAAAGCATCAGGAAAAGACAATACAATCGATCACTACTAGAATGAAAATTACAACACAACAAACATTGCCAGTCGAAGTCACACTTAACGACGATCAACAAAGAAACGTCACAGCTACCTTTTTAGAAAAGGTACTTAACTGGAATCGTGATTACTTTATTGAAGATAAGCTAGTAAAAAACACTAAAACTTATTACACAAGCCATTCGTGGAAAAAAGTGGAAACTGTAAGAAAGGCCACAACTGAAGATAAATTCGCGTTTGATGTTTTCCAACAAATCTACAATAGATAATCCGTGCCTAGAAAAAGTACTAAAAAGAACGATAATGTTATTGTTCCTCAGGTAGACATGCTATCTGAGTATTCAAATAATATGCGTGATATTAAACCTATCACTGATTCTCAAATCGAAGCTTATGAACAATGGGACAGAGGCAGAAACCTGATTTTGTCAGGAGCTGCTGGATCTGGTAAAACGTTTATAGCATTATACCTAGCTCTTCAAGAGCTTATTAAAAATCGTAAAAAACGATTGGTCATATTAAGATCTGTTGTACCAACGCGTGATATTGGATTTTTGCCAGGAACACAGGAAGAAAAAGAAGCAGCATATTTGACACCTTATATTGGTGTTATTAGTGAGATCTTTAAAAACAATCCTACACTTTTTACATCGTTTCTTAAAAATGGAACAATTGAATTTCTCACAACATCTTACATTCGAGGAATAACTTTAAAGGACGCAATTGTAGTAGTTGACGAATTTCAGAATTGTAACTTTCACGAATTAGATTCTATAATCACAAGGATTGGTAAAGGATCACGTGTGATTTTCTCTGGTGATTATTACCAATCGGATTTTACAAATAGAAAAGAAAAAGAAGGCATTGGTGAGTTTTTAAAAATTATTGAATCGCTAAAACACTTTAAAAAGATTGAATTTACTTGGAAAGATTGTGTGAGGTCAGGAATGGTCCGCGACTATCTTATGACAAAAGAAAAAATGATTGAAGACAACGCAATCAACATCCCTAAATAATGAACAAGACATTTGAACATGCTGATATTCAGCTTAAATACGAAGAGCTCTCGGCTAAAACTGAAAAGAGCGGTCGTGTATATACTACACCAGGAGGCAACAAATATCCCTCAGTGACTACTGTATTAGGATATCGTGACCGGTGGAAATGGGCTAAATGGCGAAAGTCAATTGGTGAAAAAGAAGCGAATCGTATTACGCGCCATGCTACAACACGAGGAACTGCTGTTCACAATATTGCTGAACGCTACATTAATAACGAAGAAGATTTTATTCGAACTGATAACGACAAAATGCCTCATATCCAGTTTGGATGGAAAACCCTTAAAAATGTTATTGACGACCGAATTGGTAAAGTGTATATGCAGGAATGCACGCTTTACTCTGACGATTTAAAGATTGCTGGACGTGTTGATTGTATCGCCGAATTTGATGGTGAACCAGCTATTATTGATTTTAAAACTTCTGGTAGAGTAAAAGCAGAAAAGGAAATTGGTACGTATTTTATGCAAGAGTGTGCTTATGCAATTATGTTCAAAGAACACACTGGTATCGACATTAAAAAACTAATTACTATTATGGTAGTAGACGGTGATCCTAAGCCAATTGTTTTTGAACAAGCTGTTGGCGATTGGGAAGATAAGTTGAGAAAAGAAATTGACTATTATTACAGCTGGTAAATTGCTATGATTATTTTGACGGATTGCGATGGTGTCCTTCTTTCATGGGTGCACTCGTTTGAATGGTGGATGAAGCGGAAAGGTTATAAGCCTTGTGCTGTTTCATACGATGTATCAGAACAGTATGGTATTAGCAAAAAACACGCTGCAGATCTTGTAGAAGTGTTTTGCGAATCTGCTGCAATTGGATACTTGCCTCCTCTAAAAGATGCGATTAAATATGTGCGAAAGCTTCATGAGGAGCAAGGTGCAGTTTTCCACTGTATTACTTCGATTGGTGTTGACCCTTATGCAGTAAAACTCCGTGAACAAAATCTTAATAGAGTGTTTGGAGAAACTGTTTTTGAAAGAATCCATTGCCTACCTTGTGGTGCAGACAAAACTGAAGCGCTTAAAAGGTATAAAGGATCTGATTTTGTATGGGTTGAAGATAAATTGGAAAACGCAAACCTAGGAGCTGACATGGGTTTAAGGTCGTTTTTAATAAACCATCCATATAATCAAATGGGCGTTGTGCATGAGGATGTTACTAGAGTTAATAATTGGAAAGAAATATACGAGCATATCGCGCAATGAAAAAGGTAGCATTTTTAAACCTATCATACAACGCGTTTAACAGGAACGACATCTGGAAATCTTTCTTTGACCAGGGTAATCACAACTTGTATATACATCCTAAAGATGACTCTGAGTGTGTGTTCTCTAATTACTTTATTGATAATCGCGTAGAAACCGGATGGGGTCATTTCTCTTTAGTTGAAGCTACTATTGAATTAATGAAAGCAGCGCTTGAGGACAAAGACAATGAATACTTTACACTTATTAGTGATTCTCACCTTCCTTTATATTCTCTAGAGAAAGCAACAAAGTTAATCAAAGAAAATTATAACAAGATGACGTTTAGCACTCATGGAGCGATATCAACAAAAGAGAAGAGCCAAAGAGTTTTAAAACACGGAGTTCAAGGAAATCATAATTTTAACTTGTATAACGCAGTGTGTCAATTCTTTGTTTGTAGAAGAAAGGATGCGATTCGTTTTATTGAAACCTTTGAGCACTATTCAAAGTTCTTTGTTAAGAACAAAGTTATTTTCGCCGATGAATTTTATTTTTGGGCAGTTGCAAGAGAGCTAAAGATGGATTTTGATATTGGTCAAGCATCAACATACTCTGACTGGTGTGAATATCCAATTGAGGGGACAAATAGAATTCAAAGACAACCTCGCGAAGAATTTAGTCTAAATTCTTTAGTGCTGAAAGTACTTAGAAAGCAGGGGTTTGTATTTACACGGAAAGTTATGCCAACTACTAAAATATCTGCAGACATTTTTAATTAAAAAAGTATTTACAATTCACAGAAAATAGGTTAGAATAATAGCATGACAGTTGAGGAATATAAAAAATCACTACAAATTACTGCTGAAATTTTGGAATTGGTGCATAACCATATTCCTCCAGGCAAAGACGATTCAGGATCAGTCAACAATCTTGATAATCTTATTAATGATTTAGTGCACCTGAGAGCTAATATTTTTGCTGAAGAAAACGAAAAAAACCAAGACAAATTTAATTTTTAAAATTATGAAAAAAACAGAATTAGTGCGTTATCGTGTTTTCGATAAAGACGGTAGATATCACCAATCGTATCTCTATAAAGAAGATGCAAAATTTTGCGCAAAGCGAATTGGTGGTGTAATCAAAGAAGTAGAGGAAAATAAATGATTTGTGGATGTGGTAGTCCTATTGAAAAGGCCAGGCGTGAGCTCAATTTAAAGCTGTGTAAGTCCTGCGCCTTTTCTCTTCCTGATCATGATCAGCCGAAGATAAAAGGGCGTATGGTTTATAGCCATAAAACTGGCGGAGAAATCGAAATTATGTCGAATGAATCATGGGACGAAAATAAAAAATATTTTATTCCTAATGGTCCTCGGAGTTCAGTTAAAAACTTTTCGAAAGGATAATTTGTGCCTGACCCAAACATATTAAAAATTGAAAAACATAAAATTGCGTTTATGTTTGTGAATAAGGCCGGCAATTCTTCTGTAAAAAGAGTGATTGCAGAAAAGCTTTTAGGAAAAGGAAATGGAAAAGACGTTGTTTTATCATGGTCAGAACCTTTTCATGAAGATGTGGAATTTACTAATAGAATAAGTATACCACCCGACTATCTTATCTTTGGCACCTGCCGTCATCCTGAAGATAGACTAATTAGTTGTTGGAAAGATAAAGTTCGCAATGGATTTAAACTACACGAAGGTTTATACAAATCTTCTCGGAAATTTTACAAAGATATGCCATTTGCTGAATTTGTCAAAGAAATTTCTTTGATTAAATACAGATCTAAAATATGGGATCAACATATTAGACCGCAATGGCATGATTTAGACTTAACGCGCATTTCCTATCTAATCAGGGTTGAAAATTTTATTAGCGATTGGGAAAATGCTCGGGAAATGATAAAAAAACACTGCGGTGAAATATATCCAGAAATGATATTTCATGATCGAAACACTGGTTTATCTAAACCAAAAATAAGCAAAAAAACAAGATCTTTAATTGAAAAAATATACGCAAAAGATTATAGAATTTTAAACTATAAAAGCCGTGCCTGATCCAAATATCATAAAAATAGAAGAAGACAAAATTGGCTTTATGTTTGTATGTAAAGCTGGAAACACTTCTATTAAAGAAGTATTAAAAACACACTTCTGCAAAGATAGAATAATTAAAAATATACATACAAAAACAGCCTTACTACCTTACGTCAAATACTGTAAAAAAGATACATTCACTGATGATTATTTAGTTTTTGGCACGTGCAGACATCCAGAAGATCGCTTAATAAGCTGCTGGAAAGATAAAATTTTCAATAGATTTCATCCAGGATTCCGACACAAAGAATATAATTTTTATAGGAAAATGCCATTTTCAGATTTTGTTGAAGAAATCTTAAATATCGAAGATGGCACTGATTGTGAGCAGCATATCCGCTCTCAACATTTTGACTTAGATGTTGAAAGAATTGATTATCTTATAAGGATGGAATCATTTTATGATGATTGGGAAAAGTCGCTTCTGCTGATAAAAAACCATTGCGGGAAGAATTACCCTAAAATGACATTTCATAAAAATAAGACAGAAAGTGTAGATTTAGAGATAAGTAAAGAAACAAGAGCTCTTGTTGAAAAGCGGTATGCTAGAGATTACGAGCTTTTAGGATATAAAAAAAGATCATGAGAGTTTTAGTTAATGCAGTATTGTCACACCAGCATAAAGCTATTGGCAATTTTCTTCTTGGATTTGATAAAGAAAAACACGAAATTCATAATTTCAATCCTTCATCTTTGCCAAATGGATCGTACGATATTTGTATTTGTTGGGGTGTAGCGCAAATGGAAAAAGTTAAAAAATATGCTAAAATTAAAAATTTTATTATATTCGAAAATTCTTATCTCAACAATGTTCAAGGAAAAGCAAAAGAATGGGTTTCAGCCGGTTGGAATGGCCTTAATGGCAGAGCTAATTTTTGTAACAAAAATTCTCCAGATGATAGGTGGAAAAAACACTTTAACGATGGTAGATTAAAGGAGTACACTGACGGCGATTATATTCTTATTCCTCTCCAGATTAACGGAGATCAATCTCTAAAATATCTCGATTGGGACGTCAATTATCAAAGCATATGTGAGTCAATTAGAAAACACACAGATTTGCCGATTTTAATTAGGGATCACCCAACAAGACCAAACACACAACAAAAAATAGAAGGAGTAAACGATGTTAAATACGCTGATTTCAAGTTGCCTATTCAAACTGCAATTAGTGGAGCAAAATGTGTTGTTACTATCAATAGTAATGCTGGAGTTGATTCTGCATTAGCTGGAAAACCAGTTATCTCCATTGATAAAGGTTCAATGGTGTGGAATATTTCAGATCATGATTTTACAAACATAAATAGCCCAAAGCAATATGATAGAACACAGTGGTGCAACGATATTGCTTATGCGCAATGGCATCCAGACGAACTCAGATCTGGAGAAGCTTGGAATCATTTAAAGAAAATATACGAAAAATAGTATTTACAAACCTCTAAAAATACAGTATAATAAACACATGAACAGCGGAATTGTAATAGATACACTTAAAAACGGTAACTTCGTGATTTTAGATAAATACAACACCGAATCAGTTATTAGTGGTTACGCTGCTTTTAATTACTACAACCAAATGTCAGCAGGGGAAAATATTACATTTACTAGAGAGGCAATAGATGAAATCCAAACGGGAATTGAAAATGAGCTCGCTAGACAAGAGAAACTTAGTCAGGCATCCTATGCCTAAGCCTACGATTCGCTTTGTCAATAGAAAAAAGAAATTATCTAAATATGCATGCCGCAATAAAAAGAATCAAATATGAAATGTATTTTGCATTATATGTTTTTACTGTAATTCCAGCTTCATTGTTTTTAGCGTATTTTACTATTACAGTTGATATTTTTAAAAAGGCTCCTCACGAAATAGAAAAACATCTTAAAGATAAAATTTATGGAAAATAAAATTTTAAAATGCGAATACGAAAATGAATGGAAAGGGTTCGAAATTATAGAACTCCCTGTTGATGATATTTGGCAATCAGTCCCTATTGCTGAAAAGGTTAATGGACAAGAATTTTACAGCCGCGTAAAACAAGATATTCAGAAAGAAGGTATGCATTTCCCTATTATGTGTGTTCATAGTAACTATAACAAATTAGAAGAAGCAAAAGATCGATGGGGTAATAAAATTAACGAACTACCTTTTTGGCATAATGCTCTCGGTAAACATAAAAAAATGGTATGGAGTGTATGGGGAGGTTCTAACCGCCTTGCAATTGCAAAGGATTTAGGTTACACACACATTGATGTCGCGGTTATTCCTACAATTAAACAAGCTGTTTCTTTACAAAAACATATGAGAAAGCCGTATAACTCAAGATATTACGGAAGATAAATACTATATTATGAGCGAACTATTTGACTTTGGATTTACCGCAGTAGACGAAACTGAACTTGCATCTTATCAACAAGCAGAAGCTAAACTTGAGGATGCAGAAGAAGAGACCCTTGCGGTATCAGAAAAAATTGACAACCTTTATAACGCTATTCAACCTTTGCTGAATAATTTAAAATCTAACCCTGAAAAAGAATACATTCTATGGCCTAATCGCCTAGAAAAAGTAGAAGAATTTGAAAAATTTCTTTATGACATTTATAAGTCATAAAGCATTGAAGAAAAAAAAAAATAAAATATATTATATGAAAAACAAAAAAACACTAAGTGTCATCGCCCTTATTACAGGAACTATTATTAGTCTTTGTGGATTAGCAAACGCTAGCTATAAAGTTCCTGTTCTTGGTTGGGATCTTCATCCATTGCAACCTGTTGATATCGCAGGAGAAGCGAGTTTTAAAGAAAAGAGAATTGATCGAGGATTGTTCACACACACTGACGCTTTTAGCGCTGGAGGAAGTGGAGTTATTGGTTCAGCTTATGACACCCCAATCGTTGGAGGCGTTGAATTTATTAAAGGTGAAAATGATGATCTATTTACAGGATATGTTGGAATCGCAGGAGACAATCTTTATGTTGGATTGAATCTTGGAACTAATGCAGCTGACGGTGATATCGCAGGAGATACCGATTTCAACTTAAACGTTGGATATGCGTATGATCCAAAATTCTTTGATGTTATCGTATCAACTGAAGTGAACTATATTTCCGGAGGAGCATTTGATTTATCATTGAGCGCATCCCGCGAACTTTTTTCAGCATTTGGAGTCTTTGTTAACGGATCAGTCGAAGTTGGTAAAACTTGGCAATACGCTGAAGATTACGAATGGGTGCAAGGTGCTATTTCCGCAGTATACGGTCTTCCAGGCGGAGGACAGGTGTTCGGAGAAGTAGCTTATGTAGATAACCAACTGCAAACTGACGGCTTTGATGCTGTTGTTCAAGCTGGTGTTAAATACACATTCTAATCAAAAAAAGTAACTAAATCTATCAAAGCTCTGCGAAAGCAGGGCTTTTTTAGTATGTTCATTTGAACACCAAAAAAGTGCAATTATTAGTAAAAAAAGTATTTACAAACCGCAAAAAATAGGTTAGAATATAGTCATGATCAAAAAAGAAAAGGACATTTACAGGGTTCAAAAGGGTAACAATTATAGCCTGTACACAAAAAATGGTGTCAAACACAATTTGAGTGGTCCTGCTCTAAAAATTGACGAAGACGAATGGTACTATATTAAAGGACAGAGCTACACTTGGAGCCAATGGACTGATTATGTTAGCCTTTTTCAGAGCTTTGAGAAACCGCAGTTTGATACAGAAAAGGACCAATTTGCTCTAGCTGAAGAGTCTTCTGACGGCATATCCATAGATTTAAAGGAATTTAAAGGAAAAAGCCGTAATCTGTAATACAGATTGAAAAAAAGTGCAATTATTAGTAAAAAAAGTATTTACAATCCGCAGAAAATAGCTTAGAATATAGTCATGCAAGATAAAAAAAGGTTAGAAGAAAGACTTAAAGAGTCCCTTGAAAAAGGTCATATCAGCGAACAAGACGCTCGCGAGATCCTCAAATTGAGTGAAATTGAAGATTAATTGTTCAGTTGAACACCAGTATTCATCTGAACACCAAAAAAAAGCACATTTTTAGTAAAAAAAGTATTTACAATCCGCAGAAAATAGGTTAGAATATAATCAGAATCAAACAAGAAACTATGAAAAGAAACGGCAAAAAGAACATCCAACTCCTCCGCAACCTCATTTCAACCTTCAATGGAGATATTCCACGAAAAACGGTTGTTGCTCTTGCTACTAGCAACAATCTCATCGAAAATGATACCTATCCACTCATTAAGCCTATTGCTCGAGGAAATGAGCGAGGAACATACAGCGTTGATAAGATGTTGGAACTCGCCGACAAAATCCTCAACAAAGGTAAAAAGGCCAAGCCTAGTACAAAAAAGGCTGTCAAAAAACCTTCTCTCAAGGAAGAAATTTTGGCGATGACTCCAACTGAATTGGTTGACGAGTCTGGAATGTTTGAGGTTGCAGCTGCAATCCACGAGGAAAAAAACTACAACAATCGAGTATGGGGAGAAGTTCCATATACTGAAGACGACGTCAATGACGAGCTCAGCCTTATGGGAACTTACCTTTAATTTAAAAGATCAGATATAAAATTAGATATGAAAGAAATGAGTAAATGTTACAAGTTGATTAAGCACTATGGATCGGATCATAGTGAGAGCGTGGTAGCGGTATCACATCAAATGGTGAAGCTTCACAAGGCTTTAAGGGTGCTTAATGTTAAAGGATGGGAGGTCTTATCTGAAGATCAACTCGAATGGGCACACCAGCGAGAAGGCAACTACTTCGCAGTTGTTCCAGTCACTTACCTCTAATATGAAAACAATAGAACTAAAATACCTACTAAAAAAGGTCGCGCTCTCTCCGAAAGAGGAGCCCGTATTGATGGGCGAGATCACACTCGCTGTTAACGTGATTGAAAGAGTTAAGCACCAGAATCCGGGGCTTTATGAGAAGGTGCTGGATATGATCATGCCTGTTGAGGATGCTCCAATTGGTGAGTAAAGATTGAAAAAAAGCACATTTTTAGTAAAAAAAGTATTTACAATCCGCAAAAAATAGGTTAGAATATAATCAGAATCAAGCAAGAAACCACATTATGACTACCACAGCTACAGAAAAATTCACCCAGATTTTCACTCAAATCCACGAAAATTATGGTTCACATGATTGGGATGGATCTGGCGAATGCCCGAACCATTGGAAACCTAAAGGAGGCACGACGTATATCCTCGCGGAAGATGTTGATGTTGATGCCTTTATCAAAGCTATTGAAAGCGAAGACGACTATTTTACGGAAAAAGTTAGACACCAGGAAGTTGTTGAAGACCCATACGAAAATGTTGAGTCTTGGGATCCACCAACATGGGTTACGAGTGCAGAAGATGGTTTCTTCCTTGACATCACGCAAACGGCTGAAACCAGCTCTTTACACCCAAAAATCGCTGTAAAAAAGTCTGTCACATGTCTTAATTTTGAGGGCTATTACAACCATCTTGAAACAGTGTACACTACGGTTGATGGAGAAATTCTCGGATCGTCTAAAATTGAAGCTTGGCTCAAAGCAAATCCTTCTCGATAATTAAAGTCTAATTATCTGCAAAAAAATATGTACAACTACCATTTTTTATGGTAGAATACTATCAGAAACAAAAAACAAACTATATTATGAAACTAAGTCAATTCGATAAGTCGTCAGTAAAAGAAATCAGGGTAGCTATGGATGCTGCTCTCGCAAAAGTAGAAAAGCAGTATGGAATTAAGATTTCTACAGGAAACGCTAGGTTCTCTGAAGAGGAGATTGTTTTTAAGGTTAAAGCTAACGCCATTGATACTAGCGGAAACGTAAAAACTAAGGAAGCTAAAGCATGGGAGACGATTCGACACGCTATTGGACTAGGAAATTTGTCAGTAGGTGATGATATTAAAGTCCAAGATAAGTTTTTTGCATTAAAAGGCTATAACAGCAGAGCCCGAAAATCACCTATTGAAATTGAAGATTACAACGGCCGAGCATACAAAATTTCAGTTGATACGCTAAAATTATTCAACAAGTAAAAAAACAAAAAGTAGAAAAAATATATTATGGGATTCTTTAAACAAATTGACACACTTGATCAGGTACCGCAATTTAACGTTGAAAAGGTAAAAGTTTTTGACGCAAATAATCGCGAAATTCCTAACACTTATTCACTTCAGCGAGGTGATAATAACGAACATTTAGGTATGGTTAAGGAAAACTATCGACCAATCCAAATGGATGAAATGATTGATATCCTTAGCACTGCTTCAAAAAATGTTGGCGATATTAATCATGTTGCTTATGCATTCGCTCGGAAAGGTCGACAAGTCGTCATTCAATCTAAATTGGCTGAAGATATTAACGTTGACGGTGATATCTTGAAGCCATATTTTTACACTGTTATTGATAACAGTGGTAAAGGTTCTAATAAAACTATTCCTTCAACTGAGAGAATTGCTTGTATGAATGCGTTTCATTTAATTAAATCTGATGCTTCAAACCGAAGTTTGCATAACACTAACTTCGATCATAAGGTTGAAGCAATGACTGATAATATTGTCAACTCAGTAAATAGAGCTAGACAGTTTAGCTCAGTTATTGAAAGACTAAAGGGTTTATCGTATACTAGAAAAGATATGGAAAACCTATCTGAAAATCTTATTCCAGTAAAAAAGGA